TAAAAATATTAAAAATCTTTAAGCTTCTTAAAGAATATTAATAATCTTTAAGTTTTTAAAAATATTAAAAATCTTTAAGCTTTTTAAAAATATTAAAAATCTTTAAGCTTCTTAAAGAATATTAATAATCTTTAAGTTTTTAAAAATATTAAAAATCTTTATAATCTTTAAAATATTTAGAAATATTTTTAAATATTTAAGATTTTTAAATAACAATCGTTATACCTATTAATGATATAATAATTCCAATAAATATATATTTATTAAGCTTTTGTTTAAATAAAAAATAACTAGCAATAATTGTCAAAATAATATTTAAATTTACAATTAAATGTGCATAACTTATATTTGTAGAACATTTAATAACATAATATATCAATAAATTTCTAACAATAAATAATATAACATATAATATAGCATAAGGTAACATCTTATTTATATCTATTTTATGAAATACTAAAAGATAAATTAAAGAAATAATACCAATAATAACAAATGATAATAATAAAAAACCTACATTATCTTGAAAAAAATTTAGTAAAATAAATCAAACTGCTCATAATATAGATGATATAATACTATAAATAATCCACTTCTTTATTTATTTTTATACTATTATTAAATTGAATGAACAGTTTTAATAATTTTAAATGGTTTTTCAGAAAAACTTGATACTGATTTCTTTTTTCCTTCTGATCTATCTTTATAAGGAGGATATGGACATAACGGATTTAATGGCACTACTTTATTTTTATTATGACAATTTTCAATAAAATTATGATAATATTTATATTCTTCTATATCATAATACTCATCATCATCTTTATTTACATAATATTTTCCATACTTTATTACTATATTACCCAATACTGGTAATATACCACTATATAAATACGGTAACGATGAAACTCTATCTGCTAATTTATGATCAAAATAAATTGGATATCTTTTACAATAACTATTATATATTTTATCAAAATTTCCATTTAAATAATCCTCTTTTAAATACCATTTAAATAAATTTACTATTTGTTCTTTATTCAAATAATCATCTAATTTTTTTATTATTTGTAAATTTTTACTTATTATACATTTATGTTTATCATTTGGTGGCTTCCTTGGAGTTTTAGTTAATCCAATCATTGCTACATATCTATGATTAAAACCACCTTCTATTATATTTTCTATTGCTTGTTCTGAAATATATGGTACCAATATATAATATTTTAAATTTATATCTTCTACATTACGAAATGACGATGTTATATATCCCATTAATTGTAATCCTGTATAAGAAGCATCATCCAATACTAATACAAATGAATTATCATCCATATTTTCATCCAAATTTAAATTTGGATAAACTTCAATATCATTTATTTTTTTATTTTTCATATATAAATACAAATGTTGTAACATCCATAATTGTGATTTTTCTTTAAAACTTTTCATATATTTATCATATTCATATTGATTTAATTGTGGTGTATTTAATAATACATTTATTTTTTTTATATTATTTATTCTACAATATTGAAATAATTCTTTAAAATTTTGTTCTAAAACAAATTTAAATTTATTATAAGATATATGAAGCGAATGTTTAAAAAATTCTTTTAAATCATTCTTTATATTACTTTTTTGAGGATTTTGTAATAAACGATATATTAAAGATTTCTTATAATGTTCTGTTTTATAATATTCATTCTCCTTTTCTTCTGATTTATTAATAAAATTATTCAATTCAGTTTTTATTATTTTATGTGAATTTGGTTTTAATGGTTTTTCTTTCATTAATTCTTTTAATTTATTTATTATTTTTTCTCTTTCATTACTATTATTTATTTTATATTCATCTTCTAAATCACTTGCTAACATTTATTTTTATTAAATTATTATAAATTTTTTTTACATTATATAAATTAAATATTTTATTTTTATAATTCCAACAATTCATTGCGAAATCTGCAAAAAAACTTTCTTTTAATCCTAAAACTAATATATTATTTTTATCATAAATTAACATACATTCATTATGTAATTTAAAATATTTTTTACAATTTTTTACTCTATCTTCAATATTCAATGGAATACTAGAATTTCTTGTTTCAATTTGTTTCATACTACCGCCTGGTATAAATTCAATATTTTTTTCTTTATCTAATTTTAAATTATTGTTTTTTATATTTAAATTTATCATTTTTTTAGAGTCTGAACATGCTACTATATAATTATTATTCGTTTTGTGTAAAAATATACATAATTTACCATTTAAATATTCTTTGTCAGTACAATTTTGTATTATACAAATATCTAATGGATAAAACATTATTATTTATGATAATTAAATTTATCATTTTTTTATATTAAATTATAAAAAATATTAATTATAAGTTTTATATTTTATGAAATTACTCTTAACACACTATGGATTTTCTCTTTTACAAAACACAATTTCTTTATATTTTCAATTAAATTATCTTCATTCTCATCAATATATAATAAATGAAGTTTATTATCATATACTAATATTATATCCATTTCATTATCCAATATAAATGAACACAACTTTTTTATTTTTTGTTTTCATTGGAAAAATTATTTTATTTTCATTCAAAAAAACCACAAATCATAGACATTTCTTCTATTACTAAGTCTTCATTTTCTTTATAAATTTCAATATTGTTTTTTTAACATTTTAAATAAAGTATATAATTTTACTTCATTTTTAAGTAAATTAGAAAAAAATACAGTTATCTTCGCAATTAAGCTTCATTTCAGTAATTGGCATTGTATGTATTAAATACATACAATTCAATCATTTATAATATAAAAAAATTTTTTATATAAATTAAATTAGTTTTATATTAAATTATTCTTAATAAACGATTATTAAATATACGGGTTCTTTCTATTAATTGATCCATTGTATCTTGATTTGAATATGAATATGGGGGTAATAATAATATTTTTATATTACGATTAAAATCATTATAATTATCATTCATCCAATAAGGATAATTATTATTTAATAATAAAGTAGAATTATCAATACCTTTTTGAATTAATAATACTGTATTATCTGATGTATCTTCAAATAATATATCATCTCTTGAAACTAAAGCACCATTAAATAAATTGACTATACCATAATACTCATAATTGTGATAATAATAAGAAAGTTTAAAAAATATTGATCCCACATTTATCATTCCAATCAAATTATATGAAGGTATAGTTCTAGAATTATTTACTTCAAATAATGTTTTTAAAAATATTTTTTTATTAATATCTGTATTTATTTCTAATGTAGGTTTTTTTGTAAAATATTTTATTTTTTTAAATACTTCATCCATTTGTTCTATTGTTAATAATTCATTGCCTAATGCCACATTCTTTGGTTTTTCATTATTTGTTTTACAATGTAAAATATAATTATATAAAGGAATTGTATCATAACAATGCGTTATTGTTTTTCCATTTTCTAATTTTGATTTAATTTTTGATAAATATTTTATTTTTTTAAAATGCATATTACTAAATTCTTCCATTGTTAATGGATCTTTATCATTTATATCACAACCTATATATCTTTGTTTAGCGGATATACTGTTACTATCTAATAATTTTGATTTAAACTTATCCGCTTCTAATGCTAATTTTAATTTTAAATCAGAGAAATTTTCTTTATTTCTTTTTATTTTATTTTTTTTTAATTTAAAATTATCTAAACTTTTTGCATTTACTTTTAATGGCGAATACATTAATTTTAATGAATTATTATTATCAATTAAACTTACTGCTCTTTTTAATTTTATTGAAAAATATGGTGATAACTTTTTATCTAAATATTTGTCATTATATTCTTTTAATTCTTTATCATAGTTTTTTAATTCTTTTTTATATTCTAATTTTTTTTTTTCAAATATTTTTAATTCTGCTTCTTTTGATTCTTTTTTACCTGTTATATGTGATGTCATCTTATATTTTTGTAATTCTTGAGTTATATATACTGCTTTAGGCATTTTTGGAATTTCTGGTAAATTATTATAAGGATCTTCTATCGGTTCATATGTTATATTATTTGATTCTTTATGCATTGATTCAATATCAAATATTGATGATACTAAAAAAATTTTAAATTCTTCTATTGATATTTTATTATGATATACATATTCATTTGCCCATTCACATATTTTACCTTTTATATAAAATTCACCTGTTTTATAAGTATAATCTGATTTTTTATTATCCCAAACATATTTTTCATATAGTGCTGTTCCTACATTTTTCCATAATGAATTACAAAATAATTTTATATTTATACTTGAATTATCACATAATGTTCCAAATATTATATTTAATGTTGTTTTTAATCTATATTTATGATATTCTATACTTTTTTCTGTATATCTATATTCATCTTTTTTTGTTAAATTACTTATTTTTTTTCCATATAAAAAATATTCATCAAATATTACTTTTTTTAAACAAGAAATTGGTAATATATAATATGTTATTTCATCAATATATTCTGTAAATAATTGTAAAAGTGGTGGTATCTTATTAGTCCATACTTTTTTATTTGGTTTACCTTCAATTATTTTAAAATTTATATCATTATTTAACATACTTTTAAATATCTCATCACAACTTAGATTTATAGTTTCTATTATTTTTGCATTATCCAATAAAATTATTTGTGTTTTTATGGTTGAATATATAAATAATTGATTATCAATATATTTTTCTATTATATCTTCATCTACTATATTATCTTTATATAAAATAAAATAATAATGCATAAATAAATGATCATACACTGTTATTCCTTTCTTATTTAATATACTTTCATTTGTATATATTTTTTTTTTATTATTATTTAAATAATTTATCCATTCACATTCTTCATTTACATATTCATCTTTTAATTTTTTTATATAATTAAAATTTTCACATACATAAATATGATCAGTTGGTAATTTACTTCTTACTTCTTCAAATTTATCTATCATTCCATATTCTTCTTTTTTAAAATCTTTTACTAAAAAATTAATAAATTTACTATATAATTCACTATAATCACTTTTTAAATGTATTGATATCTTTACCTCTTTTCTATTAAATGGATTTAATTTTGGATTTTTTTTCCATTCTATTAATTTTTGTTCTATATCAGAATCAGACACTTCTTCTAAATCCTTCATTTTATTTTCTATTTTTGCTGATGATATTTTTATAAAATTAGTTGATGGTATATTATCAAATAATTCTTTATGTTCTTTAAATTTATCATTATTTTCTATAAACCACATTAATAATAAATTATAATTACCATATTCACTTTGTGTTATAATTTGCATTTTTGTAGTATTTAACAAACCTGTTATTTTATTATCTTCTTCTTTTGCTGTTTTTAACCAATGAATTATTTCATCTTTACTTTTTGTATAAAACTTATCTAAGGATTTAAAGAAATCTTTTTGTTTTTTTATATCCGTTTTACTCATTTATTATATAAACATTTATTATTTATGTTTAATTAAGACATTAAAATTATATAAACATTTATTATTTATGTTTAATTAAGACATTAAAATTATATAAACATTTATTAATTATCTTTAATTAAGCCAGTAAAATTATATAAACATTTATTAATTATCTTTAATTAAGCCAGTAAAATTATATAAACATTAATTAATTATGTATGTTTAATTAAAACACTAAAATTATATAAATATTAATTATATAAATATTAATTATATAAATATTAATTATATAAATATTAATTATTTATGTTTAATTAAAACACTAAAACACTAAAACACTAAAATTATTTTTATATTTTTTAAAGGTATCAAATGCTCACGTAGCAAAGTTGGTTATTGCGTTGGTCTTATGAGCCAAAGGTCATGGGTTCGAGTCCCATCGTGAGCATTAAAAGATACCTTTATTAAATTTGTACTTCAATTTATTAAAAATGATTAAAATATTTTTTAATAATAAATGAACGATCCTAATAAAATTTTAAATCCTAAAACTAATAGATATGTTTTAAAAACTGGTAAAATTGGTAAACAATTGTTAGCTTCTCTTAAAATAAATCCTAAACAAGAAGAACCTAAAAAACCACAAGAAACTAAAAAACAAGAAGAACCTAAAAAACCACAAGAAACTAAAAAACAAGAAGAAACTAAAAAACCACAAGAAACTAAAAAACAAGAAGAACCTAAAAAACCACAAGAAACTAAAAAACAAGAAGAACCTAAAAAACAAGAAGAACCTAAAAAACCACAAGAAACTAAAAAACAAGAAGAATTAAAAAAAATTACTATTAATGAATTAAAAAAAATATGGTATGAATTATATAATATAGCTCAAACTAAAGAATTAATTAAATTTCCTACAACTGATAATACACTTAGAGAAAATGATAGTAATTTCTTGGATATTAAATTATCAAAAACTGAAAAAATAATTGGAATTAATGGTAAAGGAACATTTGTTTTAAGAAAATTATCTGATATTGCATTATCAAACGGCGAAAATACAATGATCTATTTACCTAAAAATTTTACCGGTAAAACATTTGCAAAACCATTATGGAATGTAAAACACGGCTATATGTATTACATTAATGATATTAATATTAAAAATATTACGATATTATCTTTCATTCTTAATAATATTAATTCTAAATATAATACTTATAAATTATCTGATAGTCCAATTCAACAACAAAAAACAGATGGTATTATTGGTATTGATATACCTTATGATGAACCGGAATGGTTATCTAAATTAATACCAAGTAATAAATTATCAAATCCTATTATCAATAAATCTGGACAATTTATATTTAGTAAATGTTCTATTACTACAAAAACAATTGAATATTCTACTACATTCTTAAACTCTAAATTAGACAAATTTAAAGATATTTATCCAAATTATATTAATATTACTAATACCAATGTATTATCTAAAAAATTAAAGGATTTTATTGAATCTAAATATACTATTGGTTTAATTGCTTACGATAAACACGCCAGAATTATATTCAAAAATAATACAAATCTTCATATCATAGATCCTTGGAAACAAAGTGCGGATATTGGAACTAAAAATCTTATCAAATTAATTCCTACACTTAGTTTCATTAAAAGAAAAGCAGAACAAACTAATGAAGGCTCTTGTGTTGCTATATCATATGCACGATCATTATATTTAGCAGATAAAGGTTTTGATAGTATATATGAACCCATACCTTTCGATTATATTGTTTTAACAAGTAGAGTTATCTCAAAGTTTAGAAATAAAAAATGATAATTCATTATAATAAAACATAATGATCGTAAATATACCATTACGTTATTGCGAATATTTAATTTATAATAACATTTATAATACTAAAATATCAATAATCACCGATATACCACAATCAAACATTGAATTACAACATTCTTATTCTTTATTACATAATATAGAATTTTTTGATGCAAATATAGAATTACTTGATGCAAATATTACACAAACTAATGCTCTAATATTCTGTATTTGGTTTATCAATGTTCTATTATTTATTAATATCTCAAATAATAAATAATTTAGTAAAAAAATACATTTTTACTATAAAAAATGATTACTAAAACAATGATAATTAAAATGTATTCCAATATCTTTCCTCTTGGCAAACTCTCCAAAAATCAAATCGAAAAAGGTAAAACTATCTTAAAAAAAATTGAAAAAGAAATCAAAACTACCAAAAATGAACAAAAACTACTCTCATTGTCCAATGAGTTTTACACTATGATTCCACATATACATATTAAAGTTATTTCTACAATGAAAGATGTTTCTAAAGAAGAAAAACTATTGACATATATGTTGATGTAAAATAATAGATTTGTTATGTGTGATTATTTATTTTTATAACTTAAAAATGATTTTATCATTTATAATTAATAATGATCAAAGAATTAGTTGATAAACTAACAAAATGCGATTATCATTATACACACGGTAATCCAATTATTACTGATAAAGAATATGATCAATTAAGAGAACAATTATACAAATTAGATCCTAAAAATAAATACTTTAAACTAATTGGTTGTGAAACTACCGATAATTGCGTAAAACTTCCATATCATTTAGGATCACAAACTAAAATTAAAGAAGATAAAGATCTTCAAAAATGGATTAAAAAATATAATTCTAATAATTACATCATATCTGAAAAACTTGATGGAATATCCGCATTTTACAATAAAACTGAAAATAAATTATATACTAGAGGAAATGGTAAAATAGGTTCTGATATAAGTCATATATTACCTCACATTAATTTACCTGAAATAAATACTGAAAATGTTAGAGGCGAATTAATCATCTCTAAATTAAATTGGAAACCAGAATATGGTTCTAATCCACGTAATGTTGTTGCTGGTTTAGTTAATGCTAAAATACCTAATATTACTTTATTACCTTTTGTTGATTTAGTAATTTATAATGTCCTTGATAAACCTATAACATTAGAACAACAATTAAAATTAATTAAAACTAATTGTGTTAAATATCAATTACTTAAAGAACCTTTAACCATTGAAGATCTTAAATTAACATTAAATACATTTAAATCTAATTCTAATTATGAAATTGATGGAATTGTTATAACTGATAATTCAAAACATTACCCTAATATTAAATCCGGTAATCCTGACTTTTCTTTTGCTTTTAAAAATGCGGAATTAGATGAATCCGCAATTACTACCGTAATTGATGTTCAATATAAATTGTCTAAAGATAATAGATATAAACCTAGAGTTATCTTTACTAAAGTTAAACTTGATCAAGTTAATATTGAATGTGCGTCTGGATATAATGCGAAATTTATACAAGAAAATGGTATTGGTAAAGATGCTAAAATTAAAATAGTGCGTTCAGGACAAGTAATACCTAAGATTATTGAAGTTATTAAGAAAGTTAAACCTAAAATGCCCGATGGTGATTGGGAATGGGATGAAACAAATACAGATGCAATGTTTGTTAAAAAAGAAGATGAAGAATCACCACAAGAACAAAGAATAGGAAGAACCATACATTTCTTTAAAACATTAGGAATTAAAAACTTAGCAGAAGGAACTATTATAAAATTATATAATAAAGGATTTACAAGTTTAGAAAGTATTTTGGATATTAAAGATCCTAATGATCTTAAAGGTATTGAAGGAATTGGTGATAAAAAAATAGAAATAATTATGAATTGTATTCAAGATGCTCTAAATTATACAGAAGGATTAGAAAATATTATGGATGGATCAAATATATTTGACAGATCTTTAGGATCTAAAAAACTTAAACTTATTATTAATAATTATACAAATATTTTAACTGATAATATAATTCTAGATGATCTTATCAAAATTAAAGGTATTGGTAATATTAATGCTCAACAATTCTTAAAAAGTTTTAATAATTTTAAAATATTTTACAATAAATATTATTCTAATGTTAATGTTCAGGTTGATACTAAACCTATAGTATTACCATATTTAGATCCTAGATTAATAGGTAAAAAAGTTGCTTTTACTGGTGTTAGAGATAAAGATCTTGAAAAATTAATAGAAAAACATAATGGTAAAGTAGTTTCTACTGTTTCAAAAACTGTAGATGTTTTAATAACTAAAGATCTTAATAGCACTTCAACTAGTATGAAAAAAGCGAAAGAATTTAATATTTTAATAATAAAAAATGATGACATAATTAAATAAATTATTATAATGACATCTACTGTTGATATTCGCAAAATCTTTATTAAAAGTGAGACTGATAGTAATAAACACTACGAAATGTATTATATTATGTGGAAAAATGAAAATACACCTAAAGAAATTATATGTTCTTGCCTTGGTTATCAATATAGAGGCAAATGCAAACATATTGAAAAATATGATCCTGAAAACTCTGAATTGTGGAAAAATGCTAAAAGTGTTAATTAAATCCAATTTTTAGTTCTATAATTAGTTCTACTCATATGTTTTAACGTATAAAAATATACCATTAAAATTAAACAAAATAATACTATACCTAATATTACAATTATATAATTATATCCAAATATATTATATAATATTAACAATAATATTCCTAATATTACTATTCGCATAAATAAATTTGTATAAGCCTTACGGCGATAAAAAGAAAATGTATCTATATTTATTTTATCTTTTGTATTTAAATTAATGTTTTTTGCTTTATTGTATAATCCATTATACAATTTATTTTCTTTTATTAATTCGGTTGAGTCAATACTATTATTTTCAAACTTATTATAAGTAACTTGTAAAGCTTGACATAATTTATATTTTATTTCACTTTTAGGAACTGTTTGTATGTTTAGATGATCAGAACATTCTGTTGGTGAAGTTTTTCCTTCTTGTGCTTTAACTTCTATATCTGCATCTGGTTTATATGTAGTAAATCCTTCAATTAAAACAACATATTTTGAAAAATACGCATTTATTAATATTAATACAACTAATACAGATATTAAATAATTATTTTTATTTTTAAATAATATACAAAATAATATTATTACTATTAATAACGTAATAATAAAATAAATGTATAGATATAAATAATTTAAGTGTCTTTCATTATCTTCAATTTCATTTATGATCTTTTTATTATATGTTTTTTGTTCAAGAAACTTATTATTTGAAACTTGTATTTTACCAATATTTGTTTTATAATTTTTTATAGGTTTATAAGTATCTATATCACTAACCTCTCGAATATAGTTATTAATATAAAATATATATGATTTATATAGCTGTTTATCTCTTGCTACGCTAGTAGAAATTTTAATAGCAATAGCTGATAAAATTATAAGCTGAATATAATGATATATTAAAAATGTTAGGTATTCTCTTTTTATTAGTAATACGCTAGGATCACTATCAACAGCTTTTCTTATATCTTCTAGTCTATATTTATTATAAGGTATATAATCGGTAATTGGAGTTAAAGCACTACTACTATTATAAATTTGAATCTTATCATATGTAGCCTGAGTAATTTTATCTATTTGTGTAGAATCGTATGTAGAATCATTTTCAGTTAGACCATTATCTGTAATTTGGTTTGTACTACTAGCATAAGCTTGTATTTCAGGTGGTATTTTTATTCCATTACCAAGATCAAGTTGTCTGATAGTTAAACTATCTGGATTAATAAAACAAGGTTTCATTAAAGCACGAAAATCATTTAAAGCATCTTCAACATTACCACTAGTTATTGGCATTTATTATTTTAATTTTATTTTATTTCATAGTCATTCTATGATTCCAATATTTTGTATCTGCTTTTGTTCTTGTCATTAGATTAATATTATAAAAATAGATTGCTAAAATAATTACAAATAATATTATAAATATTATACTGGTTGTTGTAGGATCTTCAGTATTTGTATAAACAATATAACTAATTATACAAATAGCTGTAAATAATATTAAAAACTTAACTAATTCTTTGCTTTTAATAGCATTAATAAACTCATCATTTAATACTAATTCTAAGTTATTAAGTTTTGCATTACTTGATTTTGCAAATCCATCGTATTTATTCTTTTCTTTTTTTAGAGCTTCTCCATATATCTTTTCAGAACTTGATAATAATAATAATTTACTATATATTTTATTGTGTAACTTTTCTAATTTGGTATTGTCAATTGTTGTTTCTGAAGCTTGAAATGTCTCAGTTATATTAACAGTTACATTAGTATAGATAATATAATATAATAATAAAAATGCTATTAACATTACAGAATATTGAGTTTTTAATGATGCTTTATGATTATTAATATATATTAATCCTAAACATATTAAAATTAACACTACTATTGTAATATATAAAAATATATTATTATACAAATTGTTTTTAAGAATATTATTTAATTCATTATTTTTAATTTTATATTTATCTACATTTTCTTTGTAAGATTTATTAACAGTTGTTAGCTCTTTTTTAATATCGTTTATTTTTATTTGAGAACCATCAATTTGTTCTGTATCTAGATTACCTTCAATGTCATCATATTTTCTTAATAATTCATTTTTAACTTTGGTTAATTCATAAACTTTGTCATATTCTGTAATAAACTCTTTTGTTTTTGTGTATAACGTACTCGCATTATTAGTATTAATACTACTATCAGCACCAGTGATACTATAATTTGTTAATACTTGACTATATATAGTAGGATTTACTCCTGTTCCAGACGCATCTGTCATATGAGCATATAAAGATTTAATCGACTGAATATATTCATCATTAGTTTTAGCATTAGCTAAATTTTTTAAAGTTCCTGAACATATTTGAGTACTAACATTAATTTTATTAGTATTAAAATCATAATCATCAAAAATATACTCAGAGCTACTACCAGAAGGATAAAGTGGTGTAGCCGTTACTGAATTATTTAAATGTAACAATAAAATTGGTAAAGTATTGGTAGAACTTATATTAATTGAACCATCACCAGTAGAATCATAGTTAATTTCATCATATACTTTTTCAACTACAACTGTTGATACTTTTTTACAATGTATTTTAAAAATATCTTGAAAAATTTTGTTTTTTATGCTTGGTAAAGATGTAGCCTCATTTGTATCAAAATATGTTTCCTTATTTTTACCAATAGTATTTATAGCATTAGTAATTATTTTAAATAAACCACTGTCAGAAGCAATATCAGTTCCTTCATTTACTGTCGCATTTTTCAAGATACTTGATATATGATTATAATTATAATTATCTGAAGAGCTTTGATCATATAATAAAAATTTTAATATATTGTTATCAAGTATTGTCATAATATTACTTTCTATTATATTAGTATCAGGACTATTTACCGACGTACCACCAGACATTAAAAAATTATATACAGTACTAGCTGCTGGTATGGAATCATCACTTAAAAATAAACTAGTACCAAATTTTAAATTTAATTCTCGATTTGTTTTAAATGTCGTAGAATCACTACTAATGTCGCCAGCACTAGTAAGCGAATTCCACAAACTAATTAGTTGTCCTGCATCTACGGTATCTAATATAAGGTTTTTAATTGAAAGATTGTTACAAAAATAGTTAATTGTTTTAGCTAATAAATAGTTTTTCATAGTATTTTCAGTAAATGATGGACTAGTATCATACATATCTCGAATTTCATCGGTATATCTAGTTTTAAAATTAACTAAATTATATCCTAAAATATTTACACTTGAATTAGAACTAGCAGGTCCATATATATTTAATAACTTAGTTATAAAATTTGATTCAGTTAAAATACGTGAATTTATTAAACCAATCTTATCCGGACTAGTGTGAATTATTTTTAATAAATCTATAAAAATAGTTTCTAATGTTGTTTTTGTATCATCATAAACTATAGTGTTTTTACTAGTAAATTTACTTTCAAAATATGTTAATTGTTTAGTTACAAAATTATAATTATATTCTAATAATATTATAGTATAATAATAATACAAACAATCAATAAATAATTCATATTTATCATAATAGTGTTTATTAATTAAATTAATAATATTAACTGTATCTACTATAGTTGAACTTGAAATAACATCAGCATCAGTTCCAATACTATAAGTATTTGCTTTTAAAGCTGTAGTTTTATTAAAATCTTTTGAATAATTTTCATCTTTAATTTTTTTCAAAATTACATACATTAAAAAATACCTATCATAATCTTTATCAGTACCATTAAATACAATCTTATCTAATGATGCAGTTATGATTTTTGATAAGTCGTAATAATTATTAGTAATACTATTTGTATCATCTGTTTCTTTTAAATACATACATACACCATCCTCATATAATTGTAATGTAAAGGTATTAATATCAGTAAATTTGATTTTATCAGCATCAGATACTGCAGTAAGATCTGTTGTTATTTTACAAGTTTTATTTGTAGAATCTTGTCGAACTATAAATATTTCATTTTGACTGTCTGTTCCAGATAATATTTTTAATAAATTAATGTTTAAAGAATAAGTAGGACCAATATTTACATAGCCATTTAAAGCATTATCTTCTTTATTAAGATCTAGTTGGTTTTCAGGAATACTAATATACAATTCTAATATATTTTTATTAATGATTTCAAGATATTTATTAATTGTATCATCTAAATTTAATAAAGACATTTTATTTTAATATATAAATAAAATTGAAACATTTACCTTTAAGTAGTATTTCTTTCACAAAAAAAACTATAATGATGTTATAAATCTATTTCATAACCATTTGATGATTCCAATATTTATTATCTGCTTTTGTTCTTGTTATTAAATTAATATTATAAAAATAAATCATTAAAATAATTACAAATAATATTATAAATATTATACTTGTTGTTGTAAGATCTTCAGTATTTGTATAAACAATATAACTAATTATACAAATAGCAGTAAATAATACTAAAAACTTAACTAATTCTTTGCTTTTAATAGCATTAATAAACTCATCATTTAATACTAATTCCAAACTATTAAGCTTAGAATTAGTGGATTTTGCAAATCCATCGTATTTATTCTTTTCTCTTTCTAATGCTGAATAAATATACTGATTATCAATATCACTTTTAACAGATTCTAAATAACCTATAACTTTTAATATTAATTTATTTAATAATTCTTTATTATTTTGTGAATCAAATGGTTCTGTGATATTAACCGTCATATTAGTATAAACAATATAATATAATATTAAAAATGCTATAATCATTATAGCATATTGAGATTTTAATGATGCTTTATGATTATTAATATAAATAATACCTAAACATATTAAAATTAATACTACTATTGTAATATATAAAAATATATTATTATAATTATTTGTATTTAATATATTATTTAATTCAATATCTTTAATTTTATATTTATCTACACTTTCTTTGTAAGAATTATCAATAGTTTTTATACTTTCTTTAAGAAGTTTATTACCATCCACATTAAAATTATTTAATTCGGTGATTTTTTCTTTTAATTTTTCTTTAAATTTATTTTCAATATCGATATAAGGTTGATAATTTGAAAATTCTGTTGTTAATTTACTAATAACATAATGAGTTATAACAAGTAATATAACATAATAATAATATTTTAATGCTGTTACATATATACGTAAGCTTTTAAGATCTTTTTCTTTATTTGAAGTATTATCTACAATTTTTGATATTTCAATATGAATAGTAGTTAAATGATCAGATTTATTATTATTCTCATAATAAGTTTTTTGATTACCACAAGCTGTATTTATATTATAATCATTTAATACTATTTCATTCTCAAAATTGCTAAAATATTTATATCTATTATAATAATCATAATAAGTATCATTACTTGATCCCCACGTAGAACTATCAATAATATTACAACTATTAGAATCCATAGATAATATATAATCACTGTTAATTGTTAATAATCCCTCTTCATCTATTGTAAAATTACATTCCATACTATTTGAAAAATTTTGATTACTAAAATGTGTTATATAACTAAGATTACAATATATATTATGTATATTACTAATATCACCTACTATATTATTAGCATCATATTCTAATATATCAAGAATAGTATTATTACCAATATCAACAACAAATACATTAGAAGTGTTATTAACTAAATTACTTAAATTAGACATACCATCAATATTACATTCTCTACTATAATCGGATACATTTAAAAATTGATGAACAATATAATCATTAAAAAAGTTAATATCAATGTTAGAAGAACCCATTTTATTTAAATATATAAATTAATTTTATACACTCATCTTTGTCCAATATCTGTGTTTATATTCAGTTCTTACAACCCTATGAAGATTTCTAAAATAATAAAATATTAATAACATACAGGCTATTATTGTTACAAATAATAGATAAATACTTAAATCAGGCATTATTATTGATAACCATAAATATGTTAAAATTATTATTAAAAACAAAAACATTGTATGAATAAATAAAGTTCTTTGAAATAATCTATGCCATTCTGCATTTGTTATAGCATCATTACGATTAATTGAAGATAATAAAGTAGTATTTTGTTTGTTAATTGTAGATAATTCTTTATTACTTGCAGTTGTTAATGTATCATATAAACGGGTCATTCCATAATTAGACGATTCCATATAAATCATTTCTAAATACATATTAAAATTATTATTAAGAATATCAGTTTTACTTTTTATTTTATCAACTGAATCAAAGTTTTCAGTAAATCTTTTAGCAACTTCAATAAACGAAAAGATCATACCATATGTTAAAATAACTATTACCAAAATAATAAATACACGTGTTTTTCTTGATTGTTCTGAATTTGTAGCTATAATAGCTATTAATGATATTATAACAATAATAATTGTTAAATAATAAAGATAATCTATATTATTAAATGATCCTTGAACAGCATTATAATTACCAATACTTTTCTGATATTCTGATTTATTTTTATTAAATATTTCATTTGTATTACTTAAATTATTTATTGCTTCATCATATGTATATGAAGCATAATCTGATTTTTTTGATAATATTACACACTTATCACCATTTGTAAAATTATTACTTATATTTCCTTCAATGTTTGAGTCTGTTAAAGTATAAGAATTACTAGATTTAGTAATATCATGTTCAATATTAATATATTTATTTTTATTTATATTGTAAATAATGTGTTCATTTTTAATTAATGTATCAAAAAAAGTAGATGATGCTGTTCCGGTCTCATCTAATATTAATGTGTTATTAGAATTAAAAGTAACCTTTAATTTATAATTTGTAAATAAATATATTTTATTCATTGATGTTCTTAAATAATTTTCAATAAGAGTATTAATTTCATTAATTGCAGAACTAGAACAATCTCTAGTAGTACCATCAATAGCATCCATTCTATTATCACATTGTTTATAATAACTAATATAAACTTCTGCAATATTTTTATATAATAAAATTAAATAAATACCTCTACAGGTATATAAGCAACTTGGTGTCAATTTATCTTTAATATTATTACCATCAGATCCTATAATATAGTCATAATGTGAATAAGTATCTGTTGGATATGTTGTATTAGCAGTATTTAATATAGTAGTAGGAGTAGTTGGAGTAGTTGGAGTAGTTGGATCTATAAAATTATAAGCATTTATAGTAGAAGAATTATTTCCAATATCATTTGGATTATTAATAACGTGGTCATATAACTGATATATATTAAATATTTTATTAAGTTTATCTCTATGTTCTGAATCAATTTCTTCTATTAAAGCTTGTGGAAAATGTGGTATATAATGATTAGCATTATTAGCATCAAATTGTTCTAAAGTATAAGCAGAACTAGAATTTTTAACTATATTAGATAAATAATCAACAGAATGTAAATCCTGTTTAATATTACAATCATAATCACTACCACCAGCGATTAAAAAATCACTAATATTACTCAATTTATTTACTGATTCATTAATAATAAACTCATCAGTTCCTGATGTAGACATCCAACTATATAAATTACTTAATTCTGTAGTTTGTTCAAAATAGTCATTAAATATACGTTTTTGAATGGAATTATAAGCCATTTTTATTATATGAATAAGTTTTTAATTTTGGTAATGAAATAGGTATATAAACTTTTATAAATACAAGTTTTTGCAAAATGATCATTCGCACCACAACACAAACATAAATTATTTGCCATTCGTAATTCATTTGTTATAAATTTTATAGCATTACTAGTTAATTTTTCTTGAATATAAGTTCCTCCTCTAACATTATCAATTCCATATTTATTCATATATATTTTAACCATCTTATCTTCATCGTAATCATCGCAATCTTCAATTAATTTATCTATATAAATTGGTTTATATTTTTTAGTCCAAAATGATCCATTACCATTTAAATGTTGCTTATATCTAATAAAAATATTATATGTTTTACCAACATAATATTTGTTATTTGATAATTTTAATATATAAATTGAAATATGATCTCTCATAAACATTTGAGATAATTCACATAATTGTTTATCAATTAAAGCATTTCTAACTAAATTTGAAATTAAAATTGCTTTATCATAACCTTTTTCTAAATCATCATAATAATTCATAATAATTATAAAAATAATAAATAATGTTTATACATATTACTTTATTTATAATTATAATAGTATCATAAATAATTATAGATATTATAGAATATTATAAAATAATTATAGATATTATAAGATCATATATTACTTATAAATAATTATATAATATTATAAAATAATTATAGATATTATAAGATCATATATTACTTATAAATAATTATATAATATTATAAAATAATTA